ACCTAAATGATTACAAGTAAAGCCACCGTGGTCTAACAGAACTAGATTACCGTCTGTAAGTTCCTCAAAAGGAATTTCTTTAAACCCATAATCCTCGAAATAGTCACTAAATATATCATTCATGTGTCTAATATCTTGGTAATCTTTATCTACTAGAGAATCTCTCAGGATAATATCAAGTTCAAACCTATAAAAGTCCTGAACTAAATTATAACAGTCATAGATAAACCATTGAAAAGGTCTACCGATATACTCATTACTAGGAACTCTTGGAAACTGAATTGGGTCTGTAACTGTTAAACTCTCGCAGCCGACAATTAACCAAGGTAAACCAGTTTTCTTCTGATTAACATAGTCAGCATAACTAGGAGTTCTTAAATCAAATAGTTCTTGCTTTTTCAAAGCTCTAGTATGTGAATGAACAACTGCTATAGCTTTACTAAACCATCTAGCATAGTCTATACTATCTATTCTAAATGACTTTTCCGGCTCCTCAGCAGTATTCTTTACAGGAATAAAGTCATCTTCAGTTAGGAAACCACACATTTCCTGCGGATAGCAGTTTAATGTATGCTCTCTAATCTTCTCAGACTGTTTAAAAGTCAATACTATTCTATCTGACATTTTTATTAATCCCAAGCCCAGGAAAGTCTTTCTTTAACATCTGCCGTTTAGGAAGGAAAGCTCTTTCTTTATCTCTGAAATCCCTTAACTCAAAGGATAATGTAGTTCTATTATGGGAAGTCTTTTTAGCTATAAAGTATTTCAATGGCGGCAGCGATACCTTACTAGGGGAATTCAAATAAGGTGTAAATGTTCTAATATAAGTAACAGTAGCACCTATAATATCCCCGTAGGCAAAAGCTAACTGACCAATATACTTATTAACATTAGCTATTACTAACTTTGGTCTTGGAGGCGCACCATCAGAAGAAAAAGATACTTCAGAAATCTGTATAGGGTACGGAACGTAGTCATTCCCACCAAAACTAACAGCTTTTATATTAACTAGGTCAGTAGAGTCAGTCATAGTAACTACTCTAAGTACACTACCAACTAGAGCCGGAACATTAGTAGAGGTTAAATCTATCTCAAATAACTCTACTAATGCTGGAACTTCTGATTTTAGAACATCTTGATTAATAGTCATATGTCGAAGACCTGAACTAACTTACAAGAAATAGAAAATACGCCATTTCTATTTAAAGTTTTTCTGGAATATCCTTCATTAGTGATTCTGAATTTCAATTGTACTGTTTCATTAGTAGGAGTCCAAGTTAGTATTCCCCAAGAACCAACACTATCTAATACAGTTTCTACAGTATTTCTTTCAGTTAATGTTAAAGCGCCCCACTCAACATTCCATGAAGCTACCTTATTATTAATCCCATTAGGTGCTATTTGTTGATAGCCATCCCCAAACTGGGAGGAGATGGCTCTGAAACTAACAGACTTATCACTTGAAAGTGCTATTTTATTAGGTAAAGGCAAAGCTGTCGTAGTCATGTCTTATCCAAATTTAGTAGTTCTGTTAAGTGAGTTGCCTGGTCTAGCTGCTAATCCGATTTCTTGCTTAGCTATAGTTCTCATCATAGCTTCTGCAATTTTCTGTCCTGTATCTGCGGGTTTTTCGTCCTTAGAACTTTGAACAGTAACTTCTATATTATACACATTACTGCCCGATTGTCCAGTACTATCAGCAGATACACCGAGTTTACCTTGTGAATTTCTCTTTAATGGTAAAATAGCTTCTGGCCCTGCTTCACCCATTAAACCAGTACCTTTAGCAAATGGGAAAACAGTAGGTTTAGATACTATTGAACCTGAATAAGCTGAGATACCTGGGCCTGAGAACACACCACCATTAGCATTAGGCCATATTTTAGTAGCACCAGCTCCCCAGAAGTCTGTTCCAGATTTAGAAAAAGTATCTGTAAAGGCAGCACTTTGACCACTACTAAACATATCACCAATCCCACCCATAGCCCAATTAGCTAAAGGTCTGATAATAGTTTTCAAAGCAGCACTAGCCATTTCCTGAGCAATTAACTTCTGAATCTCACCAATCATGGAAGTAATTAAACTAGAGAAAGCTTGTTTAGCTGTCATAGTACCGTTGGCAAAACCTGTGAAAGCATTAGTAAAAGAATCTGAGAATACTTTATCAAAATGTTGTGCTACTGCATCCGATGTAAGTCTAAAATTCTCTAATTCTTCTCTTAGTTTCTTTAAAGCACTACGTTCTTTTAAGTCTACTACACCAACAAGTTCCTCAGTCTTAGCTATTTCAAGTTCTTTAACTCTAACAGCTTCTTCCATAGATGCTATTCTAGCTTCATTAGCGGCAGTTATCTGTTGTAAAGCAGTAAACTCACCTATAGCTCCTGTATTTTTAAGAATGTTAGTTCTTTCTAAAGCGGCTTGATAGTCAGCTTCTTGTAAAGTTCTTTTCTCATCTATATCAGCTATAGCACCTTTCAAAGCAACATTCTGTCTTTCTATTTCTAAGTTTCTAAGAGCAGCAGTATCTCCGGCAATTTTAAACTTTTCTAGCTTATCCCTATTAGCTACATCAAATTGACCTAAAGCAGCTTCACCACCTCTACCTTGGAAAGCAAGTACTTTGGCTTGTCCTTCTAAAGCCATGGCTTGGTATGCTCTAGTAGCATTAGTCTTTTCAATAATAGTCTTAGTAGCAAGTTTATTAGCATCAGTTTCAGCTTTAATTAACTCACCATTTAGCTTTTGAATCTTAACTTTATCTTTTTGAGCATAAGCTAACTGTAACTCTTGGTTCAGCATTTCTTTCTGAACAGCTAAATCAGTTTCCTGTAACTGCATCTTTTGAGAGAAATAAGTCTCAATAGACATAGCATTTTGTTGATATAGAATATCTATACTACCTAGAGCTTCTGTAAGGTCAGATTGAATTTGTTTAGCCGCATTTTTGGCTTCTTCTAAAGATGTTTTATATATTTCAGTTAATGCTTTTTTCTGCTCAGTAGTAGAAGTTGCGGGTTCAACTGCACCAGCTTTATAAGTTTCTTGTGGAGAAACCAAAGCTTCTTTATAAGTCTTTTCCCTATCAGCTTTTAAAGAACGTAAAGTAGATTCTTCAATTAAAACTTCTTGATTTACTTTAGCTAGTCTGTCTAAATACCCTTTACTTTTAGTCTGGTCATATTGTTGTTGTAAAGTTCTTTGAGAGTCAGCAAGCCCTTTAAGTTTATCTTCCTGATATTTTATCAGTTCATCTGCACTTTTTACTGCTTGGTTCTGAGAAGCATTATACTCATTTAAAGTTTTTCCCTGTGCTGCTAGACTCTTTCTAAGAACTTCTGTAATTCTATCTTCTAAAGAAATTGTAGCCTCTTTAGCAGCTACTAATTTACCTATTAAAAGACCCAAGCCTACCATACCAATAGTAAAAATGTTACTCTTAAGTACCGTACCAACAGATAGTAAAGCACGTTCAAAAGTAACAGTAGCTCTAGTAGCTAAAGCTATATTTCCAGTGTAAGCTACTAAACTACCAGCAGCAGCTCCAGCCAGCATATTGAAGAAAGTGTTTAAGGTGTTTTGCAATGACTGAGTGTTACTTGTAAAGGCTACCAACTTATCTAATACAGCTGTTAGATTCCTAACAAAATTAGACATTGTTTCTTCACTAGCTTTACCCACGTTCTCGGCAAACAGTGTCCAAGAACCCGTTAATCGACCTAACTCTGCATTTAAACCAGTAGATGCCTTTCTAAATGCCTCACCACCAAAAGTTTTAGCTAGTAAAGCTACGATAGCATCTATATTTCCATGGGCCTCCACCAGACCTTTCTTCATTTCCTCGCCAAGTTGTCTAGTAGTCATACCTAAAGCTACTGCGGCTTGGTTATAGATACCTGGAAGTCTTTGAGCTAACTGTTTAACCATCTCCTCAGCTTGAATCTTACCTTTATTGAAGGACTGAGCTAAAGCTAAGAAAGTACTATCTACAGCATCTGTTGTCATATGCAAAGTAGTAGCAATTGTATTTACATTGGAAAATACTCTTCTAAGTGTTTCAGCAGATTCACCAGCCATTAAGAGAGAAGCTGCAAAATCAGCATAAGATTTTCTTAACTGGTTGACAGAAACACCTGTTCTTTTACCTTCTTCATTTAAGAACTCCAACTCTCTAGCAGCCGCAGCAGCAGTACCAAAAGTAGCAGTTAGAGATGCTGTACTAGACTGTAAATTAATTAAAGCTTTAGGTATAGATAGTAAAGCCTGTTCAGTTAAGTTAATAGCAGCATTATATATTCTATAGATACCAATTACTTCAGCAATATGAGTGCCTAGGCTTTTATGCTTTCTAATAGATTCATCTAAAACAGTATTTTGTTTGCTTAGACTTTCGGTTATAGTCTCTGTAGCACCTTTATTATTAGCACTACCCATTAAAGATAGAGCAGAAAACCCTCTAGCAATTTTTAACTTCTCAGCATCGGGAGAATAAGCAGAGGAAGCAGCTAATTTCTGCATAGTTGTTAAATCAGCGGCTCTATTACCACCAACAGTACCCATAGCAAAAGGTACATAACCTCTATCATCTCTACTCGCTTGTGGTGCGCCAACACCAAAAGCAGCTTCAGCATTAGCTTTTCTAGCAGCTAGAAGTCTTTTATATTCTTTATCCTCTGTTACTATTAAAGCATCTACTGTTTGTTTAATTAAAGCATTTTGGACTTCCTGAGACTTTTTTGCAGCTTGTATTTGAATG